ATCGGCTTACCGCCGATATGGGCATTAAAAGCCCACACTGGTTCGTGTACTCTCTCGCTTAATTGGTAACATTCGGCCCCCAGTATCTCGCGAGCATAGCGGGAAAGGGCCGAGCAGATTAATTGATCGCCAATGCCCCGGTTGCGATAAAATAAAACCCGGCGCCGTTTCCAATCCCGCAGCGTAGGCAATTCTTTTAAGAGCGGCCCGAGATCGGTGATTTCATAAATGTTGTTGGCACCTATGGGATGAGATTGGATCGATTGAGCGGCCTCTTCAGAAAAGATGAGACGCTCGCCCGGGTTCGCATTTACCTCGCTTTTGCCTTGTGGCCCATAAGTGCTTGCAATTGAGAGCCGGTTCGAAAAAGTTATGATTTTCATGGCACTTTCATGAGCGCAAGCCAAGTATTGGCGATATGAGAGATCGGCCAGCCGCGAGCGAAGAGCGTATCTAGAGCTTTAGTCACTTCAACGGCTTGGTTACCATAATCATGCCAAACAATTAGGCCACCGGCACAAACCACTGATTTCGCTAGCTCGCTATCATGCATAACAATCTCAAAAGAATGATCGCCATCGATAAAGACAATCTCGGCAATCGCTAAATCGTCGAGCGCTAAATCGAGGGTGCCATTCGGTCGGATCACGAGTTCGAAGCGCTTATCAAAGGCGGCGTAAATGCCGGCCGTTTGAGGAATCTCGCTATTTTGCTGGGCCAAAACCGGCTTGTGATCGGAGGGCACATCAACGCCGAGGTAGCGTTGGAGAGTCGGCAATTTTTTTAAAACGGTTTGAGCAGTCAAGCCCGCGTTAGTGCCGAATTCAATAAAAGTACGAGCATTAACGCTCAAGGCCAAGGCGGTTAAAATGCTGGTCTCATGCTGGCCCAGATAAGGATTGTACAAATAAACGCCCGCAATGTCTGCACCTTGGGCCAGGATTATTTCCATATCTGGCGGTATCATCGCTACAGATATACCCAGCGCGCTAGGCTCAAGGATTTTTTCGCTTTTTGCCTTTGGGCCAGCCGCCCTTTTTGCCGGCTTTGCTCATTTTCTTCGGATCACGAGCCTTAGCTTTGCCCCGACCGCGCCGTCCCCGAATCGCACCGGCTTCCGCAAGGATCAATTCATCCGCGAGCTCGGTTTGGCAATTTGGGCATTTCATCAGGACGAACCCAGATGATCGCCAAAAAACTTTAATAACTCAAGACTTTTTATTTGACATAGCTCAAGTGTTGCCTTATTTCTCTTCGCAAATGAAGAAAATCGTATTAATAGCGACGGCTTTCGCCAGCCTGACAATGGCGGCCTACGCGGATGTGGGATGGAGCAAGAAAGACTATCTTAATTTCTATGGCGCTCCGGTAAAGAAAATGGGGCAGGTAAGCACCGCCGGGGAAACGGTTAGCGTTTATGTTTACCAGGACGAGCTAAACAATATCGTCGTCGCATTTGATAACAGCGGACATTCAATACAGGAAGTAATCGCGCCAACTCCGGAGTAATCCCGCCATTCAACTAGTTAAATGAGACCTAGCTTGAAATTACCAGTTTGCACCTTAGCCGTGCTTTTCACTCTCATCGCGGCCCTGCATACTTGTCGGGCCGACTGGATTTATTTAGTCCCAAGTTATGACTATTTCGGCTATCGCGATTCTAGCGGGGTACTGCACGCGTGGCAGGCTGATGGAGCGCGCTACAACAACAACACGCGAGTCTATCAAGTGCAGATCAACGGTCGCTGGTTGTCGGTCGGCGAAGATATCTTTCAACTAACAGACTAACGCGCTACTGCGTAATTTGGCTCGACTCGTGATCAACGACCACGCCCGTCGGCTTGTGCACCTGGTTGAGCACCGGCCCTTTCGGGTCGGGATCATCCGCTTGACCCGTTGTTATTTTCCCCGTTTTCACGTCCTTCGAGACGACAACCGAGTGCGCATAGGTGTCCTCGACATCTTCGAAGAGTCGCACATGGATCACCCCGTGACCGTTGATCCCGCCCGGCCTGCCTGATGTCGGGCACACGATCGTGCCGACCGGCGCCTGCGCCTCGAGCTGCTGGGTGCCGATAATAGTGAGTTTACCGTTTTTCGGTTTGTAGGTCAGATCCTGCTCGTGACAGAACCGTTCAAGCCAGGCGGCATCCGATTGGTCGTGCTGGCACGAGTAGGCCACTTTTGGATTCACTGTCGCCCGGTAATCGAGCGTCCAGTTGTTCTCTTTGGCGATCTGCGCGGCGATCGTTTTCAGGTCGGTCGAAACCGCTGTTCGGCTTTTCTTAGTCAGCCGGAAATGGCTCGAGGGCGGTATCGACGACGCCTCAATATGCAGGGTCTGGCCAGAACCTTTGTCCATTGTGATCTCGATTCGGACGATCTCCATTTGAGTTGCGTCCGAGAGCAGATGTTCGCCGGGATAGTTCCAGCTCTCGCTTTCGACCTGCAATTGGAGTTGCTGTTTTGCGATCACGTTATAGGTCTGGCGCAACGAACCATCCGGGTCAGCTAATTGCATCGAGACCGTGTCGGCGCGTTTGTTCATCCCGATAGCGCGTTTCCAGGTCAGGTGCTCGAGCTTCGGCACCCAGGCGGCGGTGACATTGGTGCCGTTGTAGGTAATTACCGGATGCGCAGATCTGATGAGTCCTGCCATATTAGAACCAAACGAAGTTTGCGAAGTTTGTTATGAATACTGGTAAACAATGTTCCAAGGCATTTGCGCGACCGGGATTGGCGAGGCCAATTGCGGCACGATCAGGACCATGCCCGAGTCGAAAAAGACGATTTCTTTGTAGGCCGGATTAGCCGCAATCAAGATATTGGCAAAGCGCTCGGCACCATACGCCTTGAACGCGACTTGGTCCCAGGTCTCATCACCGAGCGTCGGGTATACCGTGAACGTCTGGAAAGTGCCGCTACTCATACCACCGCAGCTCGCCGCCAATGTTGCCTGATCACTCGCTCAACCGCGGCGGCGATGCCCTCGGGATCATGCGCGTTGCCGGCGACATTGACATTAATGGTAAACCCACCGAGGCCGGCGGCGGCGGCCCCTGCGCCCGCTAGTGGCAGTACCGCCTCGGGTCCGCTTTCACCGATCAACGCTCTAGTTGGTTTGCGGAATATGCCGCCCATAGCGCCCTTAAAAACATCAACGTTGAACGGATCCTTTGAACCTGACCGATCGGCGAACCGCCAGGTCCGGCCATATTCGTCCGTGAACAATTGACCGGGGCTAACGTGATATTTAGCCTGGGCGCCGTACCCGAGGGCAACATCACCCGCCCGAAGTGGTCCAGTGACACCCGGCCAGGCGCCGACGTGGTGGTACGAGTTCCAGTCGTACGTAGGACCACCCGGCTGATCGCCCGCCACCGCGGGACCGAACTCCGTGAAATGCGCACCCGTGACACCACCGGCAGCACCACCAGCAAACATACCGCCGCCGCCGCCCATAGCACCAAAACCGCTCGACATTTGCAGTAGGCTTTGCGTCGTTTGCGTGATCGCGGCATCGAAATGCACGAGGTCGTTGCCGGTCGTTTTCTTTAATTGTGATTCGAGGTCGGCGCTGCTCTTGCGCAAGGTGTCGTTTACCTTAGATAACGCGTCCTGGATTTTAATCTGGGCATCAAGTGCCTTGACCTCGCGCTCATGCGCATCCTGAAGTTCGTCCAGCTTTATTTTGTACTGTTCTGGCGTAATCGCGCCCGCGGTCAGTTGCTCACTCAATGCGGCCTGTTTCGATGCCCAATCAACACCGGTTTGTGCGCGCGAACTTTGCAGGTCGGCGAGCTTGTTCAATGTCGGATCTTTCGATGTTGTCTTGAGCAACAAACCGACCCCGGCAATAATACCGGCGATGGCAGCCGGAATCAGCCCGAGGGCACCGATCAATCCGACGCTTTCACTCGTTCCGACCGCAATGGTCGCACTGACAACGGCCCTGCTCATTGAGATGAGTGCGGCGCCAAAGTCATAAATTTTCTGCGCGATCTCGATTCCTTTCAAAAAGATGAACGCCTCGACGATCAGCCAAATCCTGTCTGCGATCATTTTCCCATTGTCCTTGAACCACTGGAACGCGTCCGTAATGCCCTTGATAAAGCCCTCGATCGTCCCCGAGGTCGCCTTAACCCATTGCCGGCCCGCCTCGGTCATGTGCCGGGCCGACTCGGTACCGAGTTCGTGATGTAAATTGTCCTTCCAGGTCTCGACATAAGGGCCGTAGAGTTCAACCCCGCCCGTGAACGCTTTCCAGAAATCTTGCCACATGACCTTAATCCGGGTCAGCACCGGGCTGTCCGCGATCGTGTCCCAAACGGCTTTGATCAGTTGACCCCATTCTTTGCCTTTCTCGATCATGCCTTCGAATACCGCTGAGAAATTGATCGAGTCGATCAGCTTGTTTATCTCCTCTCCGATCGGCGAGATCACTTTCTCGACGAACTCGCCGATCTTATCGACGAAATCTTCCCAATGCTCGCCAAAGCGGTAAAAGAGTCCCTCCATGCCTTTCATGTGAGCCTGGACCATCTCCATCCCGCGCGATGCCCCGAGTTCGAGGATTGCCTTGTTCAACGCCTCGATGCCTTTTGCGCCCGCTAAGGCACCGCCCGTGACGACGCCCTGTTTGGAGACTTTTGCCGGCGCAAACTGTTTAGCGAGATCAGCCACTGGGATCCCGGTATCATGCGACAATTGTTGCAAGAGGGCGCCGCCTAAGCCGGAACCGCCACCGATCGCCCCGATCGCGGTGCCACGGATCCGGCCCGACATCATCATCATACTCGCTTTGCCGTAGGCCGATCGGGCCGCTTCTGCGCCTTCGGCAGTGCCGCCGCCGAGCCCGGTCAGTGCAAGCGCCATGTGCTGCGCTTCCTCGGCAGTTTTGAACCGTCCACTGACCGCGAGCCGGGTCATGAGTTTCATGGCTTCGGTATGCCCAATATGGGCCTGTCCGGCGAGTTTCTCGGCCGCCTCGGCCCATTCGGGCGCCTGAAGACCGGCGCCCCGGCCGCGCAAAGTGCCGGCGAGCACTTCCTGTTGGGTTGCCCGTTCCCGGTGGACCTCGATTCCTTTCTTGATGAGTTCCTCGATCGTCAACGCACCTCCAACTGCGCCGATCAACGCACTGACGCCCGTAAATTCGAACAGCCGCTCAGCCGATTTGTGGATGCCTTCCATCGACTCTTTGATCTTATCAAAGCTCTCGATGACCTTGTGCTGCGCCTCGCGTGCTTTCTCGGTGATTGCGGTAAACGTATGTTTGGCGCTTCTCTCGACCGCATCGAAACCCTTTTTTCCTTCTTTCGCGACGCCATCAAATGTCTCTTTGTAAGCGCGCCCCATAACGGCGTTGATCGTCTTGGCGGTCGCGCCTTGTTTCTTCATCAGTTCCTCGAGGTCCTTGAACGACTTGAGCAGTTGCGGGCTGATTTTACCGCCGAGCAACACGTCAAAGGTGACATCAGAAGCCGCTGCCATATAAATCAAACAACGTTTGTTATCTGTCCTTCGGTTCGAGCAGTTCGTTCAAGGCTTCATACCATTCGAGCACTTCATCGAGGTTCTCTTGTAGCCAAAAATCAATCGGCGCTGCGAAATGCCCGAGGCTGAGAAAGATTTTGCGCCATTCACGGGCCGGATCGTGATCGGGTTCTACTCCGTCGCCTGTTTGGTCGCCCCCGAAAATTGAAAAGTCCTGGCCTCGGTGTACAAGGTCGGCAACTCTTCCGGATCGATCTTGTAAAGGTCCTCTGGCGCGATCTTGTTCAATTTCGCAATTACGAGCGACAAATAACCTTCCTCAAGGTAACGGTGTAACGGGTTCCCACGCGCGGCTTCTTCTGGATATTTGCGTTTATGCTGGGCAAGGATCGCGAACCAGTCGCGCCCGTTGATAATGCCCTTGGGATCGATCCGGATCGCGCTGATCTCGCCGCGCCCATCGACGCTGATCGGGTTGGTCAGGTAATAGTAGCGGGGATCGTTCCGGTTCTCGGGTTTGACGACCTCAAGCTCGCCGTTCGCCGCTTGCGGTTGCTGAGGTTCTGGCGCCGCCTGGGGAATGCTATTGGGTTCTGCCATATACCCGAGAGATACTCGAGCAATTGCACGGGAAGGATTCGAACCTCCGGTTTCCACGTTTATGAGCGTGGCGACTTGCCGCTTGTCCACCGTGCGATTACGTGTTGGCGCGCGTGATCGAGTTCAGATCAACCCCGTTAATGATACAGACATTGCCGCCCTGGTCGATCTCCCACCATTTTCTGCCGCCCCAGAGCAGGGCCAGGTACGTGATATCGAAGCCGAGCACGATACCGCCCTTGGCGCTAGTCTCCCGTTTACCGAGGTTGAACCCTTGGGTCCAGCAGGTCATGATGATTTCCTCAGGGTCTTCCGAGACCAGACCGCTCGCGGTATCAGCACCGTAAATCGACGACAAGCACCGGATCCGCTGGCCGCCGCCCGAGAATAACGCCAACGCGTACGGGTTCGTCGTGTGAAATGTGATCTGCGCTTCCATCGCCTGCGGGTTACCCTCGATGCCGAGATTCGACTCGCCGGCCCATGATGCGCCCCGGACCGTATCCTTGACCCACTGCACATGAGGCAAGGTGATATCGGAAACCGCAACCTCGACGCCCCCCGGTCCGTACACGTTGAAGTTTTTGACGCTGTAAGGGTAAACTGGCATACAAACTTCGTTTCGTTCTGATCAAGAGATACTCGGGATGGTGATCTGCGCGATCCAGGCTACGAGGCCGTTGGCATCGTAGGATTGCTGCATGACCAGCGTCCTAATCGGCGTCGGCGGGGTCCAGAGGATCGTATAAGTGTACTTGCCAGCCTCGATATCGGTTACCAGGTTTTTCGAGGGATCGAACATCACCCGCAGCGTATTGGCGGCCTGCACGGCGATGAGGTGGTTACCGTACTGCTGCACCGTCTCACCGATCAGAGCCAGATAGCGTTGATTGCCTGGGTCATCGATGAATTGCTTCAACGTCAGCGACAAAGTATTGCCTAAAAAATTGAACATGAACCGCTCGTTGGTCCACATTTGGGGAATCTGGGTCGAGAGCGGGTAATCCGTCGTGTAATCCCCGATCACTGTCCAACCGGTGTCGTTGACAGCGGTAACAACGCCATAATTCTCGATTGCGGTCGCGGTGCCGAGGTCCATGCGGACCGGCGTGCCATTTGCGAGCACGATCCCGGTCATCCCGACATTGTGTTTATTGGAGGGCACCGCATAAGGAATATTGCCGAACTGCGCGGCCGTGACATTCTGCGCGACGGCGTAAACGACACTGCCAACGTATTGTTTCGCGCCGAGGACAACTTCGGGCCAGAACGCGATGGCGAACGCGGACACGAAATTATTCGCGTTTTTCCAAGAGAAAATTTTCGTGTAATTCGGGCAGGCGACCGTGTCGATGTCGCAAATATAAACCGCGCGGAATTGGTTGTTGCTGATCGATTGCGCTTGCGAATTCGCCGCCGAGAATAGCATGGGATCGGTGCCGTAGCCGGGGCAAATGATCTGCGCGGGCACGATCCCCGTGTCGGTGTAGCAATGCTGTATGTTCTCTAACCCGAGCGCGTTCCCGTTGACATCAGTGCCGCCGATGATCGTATTGACCGTGATACTTGTGAGGTTCGGGACGTTATAGATAACCGTGAAGCTTGTTTCGTGCGCAGCGGCCGAGGTCGAGTAAATCTGGATTACGCCGCCTTTGAGCGTCGTATCGTTGTACGTGTAAGTGTAATCGGTACCGAGCACGTAGGTGACCGTCGCACCCTTGAGCACCAAGGAAGGGTAGCAGATTTCGTCTGCTATCTTAATCTGCAAGTTCGTGTCGGGCACCTGAGCCGGTTTCGTTATCAATGTCGACATCGAGAACGGTTCGAACACGTTGTTAACGACGATCGGGCTCGCATTATTTTCGACAAATGCATAGTCATACAGTTGGCAGATCCCATACCCGGTGCCTTCTTCCCAGTTTGAACTATACCCGAGCTGGGTTTCCCAGTCGGCGGCGCTGTTGCAGAGGATGTTCACATTGACCACTGACGCATAGCCGGTTGGCGACCACGCGTA